CGCTGACGGCGGCATCTACGAATGGGATTTGGATGTAACTGTTGGCGCTGAGACCGTCACCAACGGCGTATTCGCGGCAGATAGTGACTGGACCAAAGGCACCGGCTGGACGATTGCCGCTGGCGTAGCTTCGTTCTCTGGCTCTGCCGTCGCCGCTTTGTCGCAGGTTCTAACGCTCGTGAATGGCGAAACATATGAGGCCGTGTTCACCCTGACAAACGCGAGCGCAGACGAGGCGCGCATTGTCGTTACAACCGGCTCTGGCGATGTGCTAGACGCCACCTATGGCAGCGGCACGCATCGGGTGCGCTTTGTGGCCGACGACACCAGCGCCACGCTGAAATTTGAACCGGCAGACGCGGTGGCTTCGGCGTTTGACCTTGATGATGTGTCGGTCAAAAAAATACCTGCGGCAGACATCATCGCCAATGCGCCTGTGAGCAACCTCGGCATCTTGGTGACTGAGGAGCGGTTTCTGTTCGCCTTGGGCGCTGGCGGCAACCCGCGCAAAGTGCAGTGGTCGGATCGTGAGGACAACACGACTTGGACGCCCGCCGCGACAAACGAGGCTGGCGACATTGAGTTGCAGACGGCTGGCAAGATCATGCTGGGCATCCGCACGCGCGGCCAGTCGCTGATCCTGACGGATTTGGACGCTCACACGGCCACCTATCAAGGCCCGCCGTTTGTGTATGGCTTTGAGCGGGTCGGCACATCCTGCGGCGCGATTTCGCGCAAGTGTGCTGTGTCGGTTGACATTGGCGTCTTCTGGATGGGCGCGCGCGGCTTCTATGTCTTTTCGGGCGGTCGCGTGCAGGAAGCTGCTTGCGAAGTGGCTGACTACGTTTTCAACAACCTCAACGTCTCGCAGATCAGCAAGGTCTATGCGGTCGCCAACTCTGCATTTGACGAAATTTGGTGGTTCTATCCGTCAATCGGCAACAACGAGTGTGATAGCTACGTTTCCTTTAACCACAAGGAAAACCACTGGTCGATTGGGTCTATTGCCCGCACGGCTGGCGTGGATGCGGGGACGTTTTCTAAGCCGATCTGGTTTGGCACTGACGGCAAAGCCTACAACCAAGAGAGCGGCGACAATCGCAACGATTTGGCTGTCTTTGCCGAAAGCGGCCCGTTTGAAATCACGGGCGGCAACAACGTGATGATGGCAACGATGCTTATTCCTGACGAAAAGACACAGGGACAAGTGACGACCACATTCAAGACGCGGTTCTATCCGAATGACACTGAGCGCTCTTATGGACCATACAGTATGGCAGCGCCGACCGATTTGCGCTTTACTGGGCGGCAAGTGGCGATGCGCGTGACTGGTGCGGCCAATGATAGTTGGCGCTGGGGCGTGCCGCGAATTGAGGCAAAGGCTAGGGGCATCCGGTGAGATTTGGCGTTCCCCCTGTTGGCGCGGATATTCGGCTTTGGGCCGAGGACTTGCGGCGTTTTCTGTCTCGGTCGTGGGACAGCCTTAGCTACAAGTCGGACGAAGCCACGCCAGCGGCTGACGGCATCATGCTGTGGGACAATACGAACAAATACCCGGTGGTCTCGCTGGATGGCGAATGGCGGCAGATTGTCATTGCCAATGGCTTTGCGTTCCTGACGCAAGACGCAGACATTACGGCTGCGGCATCGGACACGGCTTACCCGATTGTCTTTGACGCGCCTGCGGCTGGATTTGCTGACGGGATCAGCCTCGGCGCATCGCCAAATCAAAGCCGGATCATCTTTGAGGAAGGCGGGCTGTATTACGTGACTTTCACGGCACAGATTTACAGCACCAAAGGGTCAAAGGTATCGTTTTACTTTTGGCCTCGGCTAAACGGCGTCGATGTGGCAGCGGGCGCAACGCAAGCAACGCTACACGACAATCAGCAGACAAAACCCGTAACCAAAGGCGCGATTTTCAGCGTGAGCGCTGGCGATTATCTGGAAGCGTATTGGGCGACCGACTCGCACACAGATAGCTTTCTGAACGCATTTGCCGCGACTGCATTTGCGCCCGCCACGCCATCTGTATCACTGTCAATTACAAGGATCAGGGCTTGAACATCATCGAATACTGCCGCCCGTGGATAGAGGATGCGCTGCAATACGGCGGCGGGACACATACGTTTGAGGACGTTGAGCGGCGCATTTTGGAAAGCAAGCTGCAATTGTGGCCTGCCGAGAGGGGATGTGCAGTCACGGAAATTGTGATATACCCTAGAAAAAAGGTTCTGCACGTTTTCTTGGCGGGCGGCGAAATGGACCAGATCATTGATATGATCGACAGCGCCGTTGAGTGGAGCAAAACACAGGGCTGCACCAGCATGACAATCGCGGGGCGACACGGCTGGAAGCGAGTTCTGGAAAAATATGGCTACAAGCCCGTTCTGACGGTCTTGGAAAAGGAGTTTGAATAATGTCAGGTGGCAAGGGCGGCAGTTCCACAACCTCGGTGCAGATACCTGCGTGGTTGGAAAGCGCGGCGCGTCAGAACATCGCGCGCGCCGATCAGATCGCGCAAATCGGCTATGTGCCATACTACGGCCCGGACGTTGCGGCTATGACGCCGATGCAGCTTGCCGCTGGCGGAAACATCAACGCGGCGGCATCAGCCTTTGGCCTCGGCGCTCCGACTTCGCCAATGGCCGGTATGCAGCCTGCAATGAATTACGGCGGGATGGCCGCGTATTCTTCTGCGCCGCTTTATGAGCAAAGCCTTGCGCAACTTGCCGCAAGCCGCCCCGGCCAGTTCGCAGCACTGCAAGCGCCGTTCTTGAACCCAATCACGGGCGCACCGCCTGCCGCGCCGTTTAGCGCCAACTTGGCCTTTGCGGATCGGACAATGGCACCGCTGATGGCTCCTGTGGTTACTAGCGACGGCGGCGGCGACAACGCGCCAATGGCGATGGCACCGGCTCAGAACAATTATTCCCCAGCGTTTGCGTCAAGCGCATTGGGTGCCGCGCTTCCCGGCGGCGTCAATGACCCGTTTCTGACGAGCGCCCCTAGTCAAGCCATCGCAGCGGCAACGAACCCGTCATACACTGCGCCGCCCGCTGACTTTCGCCCCGTGATGCGCCCTGATAACGACGGCCCGTCGGATTTGAGTTTCGGCGCTGATCTCTCTCGGTCTCTGTCTGACCCAAGCTATGACCCGCCCGGTAACGTAATTTCGCGTGCGCTGGGAACTGTTAGCCCCAACGCCCGTGAGGGCGACAGCATAGGATTTGGAAAATAATGGCTGGTGGTTCTAACCCCGCAGCGGTGGCTGCGCCCGCAATCGGTGGCAACGTCTTCCAGCAAGCGGCTGGTGCGCAAGCGCAAGCACAGCAGGCTCTGGGTGGTCTGGCGAACATGCGGTTCTCCCCTATGCAAGCGGCCCAGATGGGACCGGCTGCAACGATGCAATCTGTCGGGCAGGTGGGCAACGTCTCGGCCCCCGGCCAGATCGCTGTCAACCAACTCGCAACAACCGATCTGTCTGCGTATATGAACCCCTACACGCAAGAGGTCATCAACCGCACGGCCCGCGACATTGGCTCTGCCCAACAGCAGGCGATGAACCAACTCGGCGCGCAGGCTGCTGCGGCTAGGGCGTTTGGCGGATCACGGCAGGCTGTTGCCGAGTCTTTGACCAATCAGCAATTCATTGACCAACTCGCCAGAACGTCTGCCGATCTGCGCGCTCGCGGCTTTGAAACCGCATTGCAGGCTGGTCAATTCGACATCGGCCAAATGCAAGCGGCTCGCTCGCTGGCATCCCAGCAGCAGATGCAGGCGAACCAACTCAACCAGCAAGCGGCAGAAATGGCTGCGGCGCGGGAGCAAGCCGTGCGGGCTGGCAACGTCGCTGCGGCAAATCAGTTCGCCACACAGCAAGCGCAACTGCAACAAGCGGCCAATCAGGCGAACTTTGGCGGTCAATTCCAAACCGCTGGCGTGCGCGCGGGTGCCGCTGGTCAACTTGCAGGTCTCGGCCAGCAGTTGTTTGGTCAAGGTCAAGACATCACGCGCCAACAGCAAGAGTTTGGCTTGCGGCAGCAGGCGCTCAATCAAGCCCTTATCGACGCCGCTCGCAACCAATTCGGCGGCTTCGCGGGCGCGCCGCAGACGGCTATCAGCTTGCCGCTGGCGGCTGTTGGCGGGGCAAATATGGGACAGCGGACGCAAACGCAAGGTTACAGACCCGGCTTGTTTGACTATCTGAGCCTCGGCGCTGGGATCGGCGGGGGTATCTTTTAATGTCCAACGGGCAGGCTGATTTCTTTCGCACGATGCTGCCATACGCGCGGCGGGTTAGCGAACTGACCGGCATTGATCCACGATTGGTGCTGGCTCAGTCTGCCCTAGAGACTGGCTATGGTCGCTCTGCGCCGAACTTTAATTTCTTCGGCATCAAGGCACCTCAAGGCCAAGGCGCAAGCCTGCTGACATCTGAATTTGAAAACGGCCAAATGGTTCGCCGCAATGAGCCATTTCGGACATACGCAAGCCCAGCGGAGAGTTTTCAAGACTACGCCAATCTGATGCTCAATGCGCCGCGTTACCGGCCTGTGCGCGAGGCGCAGACGCTGGAAGATCAGATCGCGGCAATGGCTGCATCGGGTTATGCAACCGACCCGAACTATGGTAATCTGCTCACACAGATCGCCTCCCGTATTAACCTAGACGATCCGGGTTTGATTGCGTCTGACGTTATGACTGCACTTGGACGCGGCCCTGATGTATCTGGGATGACCGCAACTGGACGACCGAGGCCCGACATGAATGGACAACCCGCACCTACCGGCCTTCTCGCGCAAGGCG